CTAAAAATAAAATTGAAAAACGAAAGTTTATTGAAGATATTTTTGGTATGGAAATATTTAGTACAATGCTAACTACTCTAAGAAATGAGTATAATGAAATATCACGTGACCATGATACACAATTAACTAAATTAGAGGAAATAGAAAAGTCGTATAAAAATTATGAGGATCAAAAACAGCGAATTTTACGAACGAGAAAAGAAAAAAAGCAAAAGTACCTTGGTCGTCAAAAAGATAATACCGAAGAAAAAGAAAAGCTTGAAAACGAACTTAGTAATGTTGAGAAGATAAACATTAGTAAAATTCAAAAACAAGTAATCTCTCTCGAAGAGGCTGTTTCAGATCAAGATATAAGAATCGAAACCAATTTAGAGGCAGTAGCGCGTAATAAAGCTTTAGCTGCTGAAAGGAAAGACCGGTATAAAAAAATGGGGACGGAAGAGGAAAAATGCCCGGTATGTCTTCGCCCTATGGAAGACCATGATGAAGAGCTAATAGTTCAAGAGAAAGAAAACCTTAAAAAGTTTATTCATGAAGCAATAGACAATATTAAAAATTATTCTGAAGATCTTAAAGAACTCAGAGTAAGAAAGGATAGATTTGTAAAGGCTATTAGTCAGTGTCAAAATAAAGTATCTGAAGCAAGACTACAGGAACAAAATAGAAAAAATATTGAACAGCGAATAGATCAACTAGATAGGTGGCAAGAAGAACTAGAGGGAGACTTAGAGTCTATTGAATCTACAGATACTGATTTTGATACATTAATTATTGAAACAAAACAACGCGTAGATAAGCTTGAGAAAAAAGTTAAGAAGTTTAAAAACGAACTAGCTAAGTTAGACATTGTAAAGTATATTGTTTCAGAAGAGGGTGTTAAATCGTATATTGTAAACAAGTTATTGGAACTTCTAAATAGTAAACTGTTGTTATATCTTAAGCGGTTAGATTCTAACTCTATTTGTATTTTTAACGAGTATTTTGAAGAAGAAATTTTGAATGAAAAGAACAAAGTTTGTTCTTATTTTAACTTTTCTGGCGCTGAACGTAAGTCAATTGACTTGGCGTGTCTATTTACTTTTTCTGATATAAGAAGGCTGCAAGGTGGTGTACAATACAATATTGCAATCTATGATGAATTGTTTGATTCATCTTTTGATGAAAAGGGTATCGAGCTCATTACGCAGATATTACAAGATAGAGTAGAAGAACTTGATGAGTGCTCTATCGTAATTTCGCATCGTAAGGAATCTATTAAAGCGGTAACAGGAGATGTAATCTACCTTGAAAAAGAAAACGGCATAACCACCCGGGTAGATTATACGGAGCTTTAAACTATATATAATCATGCTAGGTACGTCACCTTATCCACAGCCCTTTGCCTCTCCATTCCAAGCACTTCCAAATGGAACACCAACTGCGCAACACCAGCCTGTAATCAACACCGAGGGTATGCAACCGAAAGAAGCTACTCTTCCTAGATATATTAATTACTTAGCTGATTATTCAGGCTGTGGTCATTGGAGAATCTTATGGCCTGAAGCTGTTATTAATGCTAAAGGCGTTGGTATGTCGCAATCAACAACAGCAATGGTTAATAACCCTGCTTGGTATACAGGTGTTAAGTGTGTTAAGGTGCAAAGACAAGCATCTTCACAACAAAAAGAATTTATTAAATTTCTTAAACATGTACAACAAGAGCATGGTTTTAAGATCGTGTATGAAGTCGATGATGTAGTGTTTAGGGAAGTAATTCCTGACTATAATAAATTTAAATTTGCTTTTGATACAGATGAAATTCGACAAAATTGTGTAGATATTATTAATATGGTTGATGAAGTTACTGTAACTTGTGACTTTATGAGACGATTATATCAAGAAAAAACAGGTAAAGAAGAAATAACCGTCATTCCAAATTTTGTACCGGAATCGTGGATGGGTCATTACTTTAACGAGCATGAAATTAGAAAACAATTTAACAAAAACAAGAAAAAACCACGCATTCTTTATACCGGTTCCGGAGCTCACTACGATGTAGATAATAAAACTGGCGGTAAGGATGATTTATCTGAAGTACGTGATTTTATAAGAAAGACTGTCGATAAATATCAATGGATTTTTGTTGGTGCATTTCCTCCTACTCTTTTAGATTTAGTTCAACAGCGAAAAATAGAATTTTACCCGTGGCAAACATTATTAGACTATCCAAAGTTTATTGCTAGTTTAAACGCCCAGTTAATGGTCGCACCGCTCCAAGTAAATGACTTTAACAAAGCAAAGTCCGATATTAAATTTATAGAAGCATGCGTCCTAGGTATACCGTGTTTATGTCAAAATATGGATACATATAATACTGCTCCAGAAGCACTTAAATTTACTACCGTAGATGAGTTTGAATATAAGATTCGTAGTATTCTAGATTATAAAAATAGAAACGAATATTACGGTAATATTAAAAAGCTTAGAAGTATAGGTGAAAAAAGATTTCTTGAAAATGAACCTAATATTGGCGCACACCTAGAAGCTTTAAATGTACCTTGGGGTAGCGACGAAAGAAACTTCTTAAGAGCCTGGAATTAGGAACTATACTACTATAATAGTAGTAGATGTCATATCGTAATGTTGTATATAACGGTCGTAACCGTTGCGTTAATTTATTTACCTGGGACGCAGATGGTAAGCGGGTGATGCATGAATGCTCATTTGAGCCCTATTTGTATATTGAAAATAACAACGGTGATAAAACTTCTATCTATGGTACGAAGGTCAGAAAGCGTAAGTTTAATACTAGTTATGATAGGTCTAGATTTGTAAGAGAGTCTAATGTTAAGAGAGTTTTTGAAAACATGCCACCGGCTCAACAATTTTTACTTGATCTGTATTGGCAGCAAAATGAGGAACCTGAATTTAGTACACACCCACTAAAAACGTGCTTACTTGATATTGAGACGTACTCTCCTGATTCATTTCCTGATCCTGAAGACCCTACTCATATAGTAAACGTTATAACTTGTTATGATAACTTTAGTAAAAAGTTTCATACATTCGGCATTAAACCATATAACGGTAAAGGTGCTGATAACTTAAATTATGTTCATTGTAAAGATGAGAGGGAAATGTTTATACGGTTCATTGAGTATCTTGAGAGTGATTACCCGGATATATTGAGTGGTTGGAACTCAGAGTTTTTTGATATTCCTTATATTATTAATCGTATTGAACGTATACTCGGTCAAGATTATGTTGATAGATTATCTCCTTTAGGTAGGGTACACTTTAGAGCCGTAAAAGGTAAATTCGGAAGAGATCTTAAGAGATACTATATTGATGGTGTTGCATGCTTAGACTACCTTGATGTGTATAGGCGGTTTTGTTTAAAACTTCGCGAGTCGTATAAACTTGATGCTATCGGTGAGGTTGAACTAGGTCAACGAAAAATTGATTATGGTGATACTAACCTCGCTACGCTATCTGATGAAGATTGGGATACATTTATTGACTACAACATTCAAGACGTTAACCTTCTCGTTAGACTAGAAGAAAAACTGCAATATGTTCCTTTATTAAGGATGCTTTCGTATGTTGGTCTGACTACCCTTGAAGGAGCAATGGGAACTATTCAGGTGATTAATGGTGCGCTTTGTATCAAAGCAAGGCGTCGAGGTGAAGTTATTGCTACATTTTTACGTAATGCTGATACTGGTAAAAATCCCGGCGCGTATGTTGCTGAACCTAAGCAAGGGTTTAAAAATCATGTAGTATCTTTCGATGCTAATTCTCTATACCCTAACGTGATGATATCTTTAAATACATCACCGGAAACTAAAGTGGGTAAAGTTGAAAAAAGTACTGATGAGAAGGTTATTATACAACACGTATCAGGTAAGGTATTTGAACTAGACAAACCTTCGTTTGTAAAATTTTTAAAGGAAGAAGAGTGCGCTTTATCTAAGGCTGGGTTCTTATTTACTCAAAAGAAAAAAGGTATTATACCTGAGTTCTTGGAGCACTATTACAATCAACGTGTAAAGATTAAAAAGGATCTCTTTAAAGCTAAAACTAAGCTTAAAAAACTCAAAAAAGACTCAGTAGAGTATACAGATGCAAAGTATGAAGTTGAAAGGCTTAACACTTCGCAAATGGTTATTAAGATTCTTATTAACTCATGCTACGGTTACATGGGTAACAAGAATGCTCCGATTGGTGATGATGATATTGCATCTTCAGTCACGCTTACCGGTCAGGCTGTTATTAAATATTCAAATGAGCTTATTAAGGAATTTATTAAACATGAAGTTCCGGATATCTCTGATAAAGAACTTGAAGAATGTATTGTATACAATGATACGGATTCGTCATATGTTTCTATTACTCCTCTTGTTAGCAAGGGCTTAAACTTTCTTGATGGGGATGACGTACATCAAGATACACATGACAAAATTCAAGAAATTGAAGATTATATAAACGAAGGTGTACAAAGTTGGGCGAAGAAAGCTTTGTTATCTAAGGATAGCCGGTTTGTTTTTAAGCGAGAGTGTATTGCTGACGTGGGTGTATTCTTGCAGAAGAAAAGATATGTGATGCATATTTTAGATGATGAGGGTATTAAGGAAAATAAATTTAAGTATACTGGAGTAGAGGTAGTCCGCACAACTATGCCTAATGCAATTAAGCCCTACGCAAAGAAGATAATTGAAACTATGTTAAGTACACAGTCTTTAACAGAGACTAATAAGATACTAAACGAAACTTACGATATTTTTAAAGAGTTAAGTCCGGAAGAGCTAGCCTTTGTTATGGGTGTTAAAGGGTATGAAAAATACGCTGTAAATTGTAACGAGTTTACAACAGTTAAAAGTATGCCTATTCATGTTAAGTCGGCATACTTTTATAACTTACTATTGGATAAGCTTAGTACTGGTAACAAGTACGAGTCTTTGGGGTCTGGTGACAAGGTTCGCTACATGTATGTTGAGAAACCAAACAAATATGGATTAGATAGCATTGGGTTCAAATATGATTACCCTTCTGAGTTTAAAGATACGTTTAAAATTGACTACGATAAGATGTTCGAAAAGATCTTGTTTCAAGGTATAGAAAGATTCTATGATT